CACCAGTAGTATTCATTACTTCTACCGCTTGTTTTCTATGTTCATCTTCTGATACAATTGTTTCTGATAATTTATTTAATTTTTCTATAACTTGATGAGCTGCCGCTTTTTCTAATTCTTTTTCAGTCATACCTGGATTATTTGCTTTAATTTCAGCATAAGCTTTTGCATATTCAGGTTTAAAAGTATTTAAACCTCGTTGAGTTCTAGCATCTTTTATACCTAAAGCTCTTAAACCTTGAATATCTCCACCATGAGATTTAGATAATATCATTTCTAAAGCTTTTGGCATATCAATTAAATCAACTCCATTTTCTCTAGAAATAGCTCCTTTAAATACTTTTTTATTTTTTAATACATCTCTTTCTAAACCTGCCAAAGAAGTCATATTTTGATGTACATTGCCAAAAGGATTCATAATATTAAGTAAAGATGCAGTTTGATTAAATTTTTGGTGTTCTGTACCTTTCATACCAGTAGTAATACCTTTTATATTTTGAGCAACTCCAACCATTTCCTCAATTTGTAAATCATATTTATCACCAATTGTAGAAGCGGCTAACCATTTTTTCTTTGTATCATCAACGCTTTCTCCTGGCATTCTTAATTTAGCAAACGATTCAGCAATTATATCTGCTTTTGTTCCTCTACGTTTTGATTCCATTGCAAAAAATTCAAGAGCTTTAGGAGCATCAGTCCAAGAGTTTTCGCCACCATGAGAACCATATGCAGCAACAGCTTTAACACCTTCTGATTTATCTAAATTCCATTTTATATTTGATTCGTTTACTGCTTTTTTTACATCAGCTGCATTCATTTCACCAGCAGATCTATTTGCCATTTGTACATATTGTGTATCATATTTTAATTCTGGTTTAACAATATCATTTAATAAAAATGATCCAAATGTTTTTAATGCATCTGTAGCTAAATCTAATCCACCCTTTAATAAACCAAAACCAATTTGTACAGCAGCCATCCCAGCGCCCATTTTAGCCATGGTAGAAAATGTAGAACTAAATCCAAAAGTATCAGCACCTATTTTAACTACATTACCTAAAGAACCAAATCCACCAGAACCAGTAGTTGATCCTCTAGTTGAATTTTGATTTCTACCGAATCCCCGATGTAATTTCGATTCAACTTCAGCAGCTCTTCTAGCAAGATCTTCACGTTCTTTATATTCTTTTTTAATAATATCTAAACGTTCTTTTGATGATTTTTTTGCTGCTGAAGTTGATTCTTTTTCCATTTCTATCAGCGATTGTTTAACACCTTTTAATGCATTTAATACATCACTTATTCCAGATGATTTTAATGCTATGTCAACTTGTGATGTCATTATAGATCCTTTAATTTATATTGCTGATAATCAATCGTCAAATCCATCGGTATTTTCGGTTGGAGAATCTGTTTTTATATCTGATTTTGATTTGTTATATTCTCTTCGGGCGGCAAGATGAGCGAGCATTTGTCCATCTGTAATTTGTATAATTGGGAGGCCATAGCAACTATAAATTGATTCTGTGCTTCCGAAGTTAGAAAACCTAAAAAATGTGCACTTCCGCCTTTTGCTAATTTCTCAACCCATGCATTAAATTCATATTGTTCCATTTGAGATACAATTGGTCCTAATTCTTGTTGAACAATTATATATTCTCTCATTAAACATCCAATTTGATCTGTTGTTAATTTTTTAGATATTTCTTGAGCTGTTGGAAAAAATGGTTTTGTAATATCAGTAGCTTTTCTACAAGCTTTATTTAATATTTCTACAGCTGCCCGCGTTTCATATAAATTGCGATAACCTTCAGAAACTTCATCATTTCTAGGTACTCCATCACCTTTTTCTTTTAACATTTTTCTAGTGAATTTCTCAGCTTCTATTGTACATAATTGTGATTCTTCTTGTGTTAATACCCAAATTAACATTGGAGCATATGAACCATCGGGTAATTGTAATGGTGATTCGATTAATTTATTTGCTCTGGGAGTTTGTGTAATTAATGTCCATAAATCTGTTGGTGTAATATCTTTTGGGGGTAGTTGTCCGGCCATTATAAATTCCTTTGTTAAATATTATTATCCAATCAAATATTAAATTATGCATATTAAATAAAAAAAAATAACAGCGGTGCGCCCTTATTTACCCAGACCGTAAATAGGATCAAGCAACCGCTGTTACTAAAACTTATTATTAATATTATTTAAACATTAATAAAGTTCCCCTATAGCTGATAAGGGATTTATTTTAATTTATATATAATTTACATATAATTTACATATAATTTACATATAATTTACATATAATTTACATATAATTTACATATAATTTACTATTAAAGTTTCTGCCATTTACAGGGACCAGTTACGAAATCGAAATCTATTTTAGAAGCAGTATCTACAGCATGACTAAAATTATCATCTGTAATAAATCCATTTGCTGTTAGTTCTAAACTATAATCACCTAATATTAATGTTATTTGACCGACTAAATTGTCCATGATAAAGTCACCCGGATCTAATTCAAAGCCTGCGGATGGGACAGCATTGCTCACTGAAATATTTACCATAACAGCGCCTTTTGACATACCTGCGAAACCTTTAGCAACAGTTTTTACAATTTGAGCATTAGAGGCTCTTTTAAGAGTTACTGATGCTTCTTCGGATAATAAATTACCATTCCATAATATTGTGCATTTTGCGTATTGTTGGAGATTAGACATTGTTTTTCCTTATATATTAAGCTACTGATTGAATTGAAAATGCAACTTGATCCAATATCTTAATAGGTTGCAATGGAATTAATGCTGTTAAGCGATTAGGAGTATTAATAGGATCATATTGAACGATTGTATTTGAAATAATTGTAGCAATATTAGTTAACAAACCAGATTCAAAATAATCTCTTGTTCTACGATTGATCATTGCTTTTAATGTAGAGGGAGTTATTGATCCAGGTGGTGGTGATTCATTATTAACAGGATCAGCAGAAACTGTTTTACTTCTCATTTTCTCAGCGGCATCTTGTAATATATCATTTGTATAATGATCTGATATAGATACTGTACACCAATCTCTTACTCTGTAATCAGGAGTTGATCCGTTTAATGAGTATAGAGTAATTAGTTTAACGATGTAAGAGCTACCCGAAGCAGTAGAAGCGATAGGAGTTACGCCATTATTTAAAGCAGAAACCTGTTGTAATTTAGTAGGTGCGATACCAGATCTTGGAGCTTTTATTGGCCATAGAGCACTTGTTTTGGCATTACCACCAAAAGAATCAAAATTCAATGTAGATGAGTTAAAATCAGATTCAATTAATGAAATAACAGCTCCTAAAGTTGCAGCAATATTACATGGTTGAACATCTGAGCTCATTTGCCAAGCAACACAACCTCTAGGATCGTTTAAACCGTTAGCGATTGTATTTATTGTTGAAACTGAAGCAGCATTTGAACCTGATATATTACGTTGTCTAATACCATTAACGGGAAGAGATTGTGTAGCAATTTGTGTTTTTAATCTTCCTAAATTTGTAACATCTTCAGCTGCTGATATAATATAATAGAAATTGTAAGGAAGCATTGCAGCAAGAGCATTTGTATTATCGTCGGATACGGTACCTGAAGTTAAGAAAGCTGAAGCTGTTCCTGTAACTGTAGTTGTTATATTACTTGGTTTTAATTGTGTTTGGAAAGATATTAAATTACCTCTTAAACCCAATTGTTTAGCGGTTAAAGTTACGATACCATTTGATCCAGTTGAAGCAGAAGCTGGCCAATAAGTTTTGCTATTTACAGCTGAAACAATATTTGAAGCAACTGTAGCATAACCGTCGCCCGAAGCAATACCAACATCTACGAAATCATCTTGTAAATAAATTCTTAGAGTAGAATAACCAGAAGCTATATTAGCAACAGTAATTGTACCTGTTGCAGCAGCTCCGGCACCTTCAGCGATTGCGATAGCTGATAATGGAGTTGAAGTATTTAATGTAAAGAATCTACGAGCCATTCCGTGTAATTCTGAACCTGCACCAAATAAAGCAATAGCATCTGATTCGGATGTTAAAGCAATTGGTGTGGTAGGTCCATAAATAGTAGCTAATGTGGCTGAACCGGTTGATAGTTTATTACCCATTAGAATTGCATTATATTGAGCAGTAGCACCTGAACTACCCCCAGCGGCGAAAATAGTTTCTGCTAATTCACCTGGTAAAGGATATGAATTAGAAACTCCAGTTAATTGTATAGACATTTTTATTCCTTATAAATTTTGATTAAACCGATTTATGAATTATATTAAATTTGGACTAAATGACCAAGAGATATTTCGGCTCTATATTCTGCGATATCGGGTATTTGTACAGTTTCGTCTAAAAGAACCCAACCACCAGCGGTAGAATCATATTTATAACCAATAAATCTTTTTATACCATTTTGCATAGCCATATAATCTTGAACCATTACATCTTCTTTTGCGAACACTGTTAACATTTTCATTAAAAATCCTTATATTAAACTTGGAGTCTGGAAATCAATTAAATCAAAATCATTTGGGGCATAACCATCTGATTTTGTTGTAGAACCATTAATTATTGTTAAATCTGGAAAAGATCCTTCAACATAATTTTTTCGTTCTTTTACATCAAAAGTCATCATAATAGTTGGAAAGAAAGTATTTGGTTTTATTGGATGATCTAAACCTAAATAATCTGATTTTACAAAACTAATTTGATCTATTCCAGCTGTTTTAAATACTTGTTCTCCATTATGATAAGAAGGATCATAACCTAACTCTAATCTATCTAATATAACTGACCTAATTAATGACCTAAAACTATCCATATGGTACATCTGAGCAGCAGTTAAAGGGGGTAACATATAAAGCATTTGTAATTGATAAGAGAGCTCATACCATTCTCTTGTTTTTTCCTTATATGTTTCATTTGTTCTTGTAGCAGATAATAATGGGAATTTATATTGTACTTCTTGTAAATAATCTACTGGAGAATATGTTATTAATTGTTTTATTGGAGCGGAAATTATATATCCATCTGCTCCTGTTAAATTGGCTTTTGTAGCATAGTGTGTCCAAAAATCACCAGTATAAGTTATAATTACAGATTTAAAGAATTGTAAAATATTATAAATTAAAGGATCAGCTTTAATAATTGAATCTTGATAACCATCTGGAACTAGTGGAAAAGTAACTCCACCAACTTTAAATGTAGATCTTTCAGCATAAATTGTCATAATTAATCCTTGAAAAGTTTGCTGAAATGTTTATCAAATATCTGTGTAAATTTAGGAGTAGCTGCATTAATAGATTGCTGTACAAATGGTTGAGCTTTCATAGGACCAACAGATTTTCTAAATATGATCTCACCATTCATAAAAAATCTAAGAGCTTTTGCATTAATTGCTTTAACAGGTCCTCTTCCGAATTCTAGATATTTTGCATAATCTTTACTTGAATCTACAACAACATTATTTT